CTAATTCCCTATTTGATGTTTCAAACGTCATGTTTTCATAATGCCAAACATGATAAGCTCCCCCAGGAGAAGTCTTTTGTGCCTTAATATAATAAGATCTTAGTTTTATTGTACTTAATTGAGAATACTCTTCAATATAATGCATTAAACAACATTTTAAATATTCATTAACTTTTGCTGCTATTTCATTATCTATATCATTTAACATAACAGAAGTATCATGTCTGCCTATTTTTTTGTTATCAAATTGTTGCGTGCCTTTCATAATTAAATGTGCAGAATTTTTAAACCCATTTTCTACACAATCAATAATTTCTTCACAGAATATTTTTGGAACAAAATTATTCCATGTACCAATGAAATCATTAAAATCACCCACCATTAATTCCAGTGGTATTAAAAGTTGATCATTCATAATTTTAAAATGCTTTAATTAAATATTTAACCTTATGGTATCTAGTTATCAAAGGAAGTGGATATAATGGAGTTGCCACAGCAGTTGTAGATATAGGTGTGGAACTACTTAGAGTAAAAGTTCCATCACTGACAGTAATTCCAGATTGTATTGCCGTGACTGTTCTTCTTACTTCATTAATACCAGTATCTAATCCAGTATTATTAGCATTACCTGGGAGAAATGCTCCGCCAGCAGAAACAAATGTAGTAACTTGTTGTGGATCATAAAAAACAGTTAATGAAGATAACCCATAAGTATCGGCATCAGTTGTAGCAGAAGCTTGTCTAGTTTGTTTTAAAATCAAAGATGTGCCAAATGCTCTCAATGGACTACTCGAAAGAATGTTAAGATCATAAGTTGCCCATCCACTATCGGTAACTGTACTTGGTGTTATTATATCATAAAATGTTGCCGAATTAGTGTTTTGTAATTGATAATACAATTCTAAGTTTTGACTTGGTTTTGCTCCACCATTGCTATCTTGACCTACTCTGACAGAAAATCTAATTTTATTAGCAGCAGATAAATCTATTCCGTTACAAGTTAAAGTTCTAGTACCAACTCCAGCAAATTTAATATATTTGGTGACTTTACCACCCCAAGATGGATTTGTTGATCCTGAAGGAATAGTAAATCCACCAGTAGTTCCAGTACCATTACCAGGAGAAACTACGTCAACTTGATCTGGAGTAGAGGCATTAAACAAAGGAACATCATTATGAGAGGTTGTTGACGGAACTCCATTAGCATCACAATCATAATATCTACCAGCTGTAGTTGTTGTTCCAACTGTAGTAGTTCCACCACCAGTTAACCCGAAGAATTGAACTGTAGCATATCCCAAAGTTCCTGAATTTGCTCCAGTACCAGCATTTCCAATAGTAATAGATCCACTAGTAAAACTATTTTGTAAATTTGTACCAGCAATTCTAATCGTAACATAAGCGCCTGCACCACCACCGCCACCAACCGATCCCCAATAAGAGTTATTGGTAGTAGCAGTATAAGTAAGAAATCCTGATGAATTAGCATTATTAGCAGTTGATAGAGATGGCGCACCATTCCAATAGTTTGGGTTATAAGCACTGGCACCAATAAATCCTCCTGCTCCACCATTACCACCAGCTGAAGTATGACCTAAACCTGCTGGTCCACCAGGACCGCCTCCTGGAGCACCAGAAGTAGTGCTACCAGCACCAGCGCCACCACCGCCGCCAGCACCACCAGAACACCCAGAACTTCCACCATTGCTTCCATTACTAAAATCCATAGCGGTGTAACTTGCAACAATATATTTTGCACCAAGTTGTCCTGGTCCGCCCGTTGAACAGGGGTCAACTGTTCCTGAACCATTATCTCCACCACCAGATCCACCGCCACCGCCACCGCCACCAGCTCCCATAATAGGATTACCAGCAAAATATAGACCAGTAGATCCACCACCACCACCACCAGATCCACCATTACCCCAAGCACCAATTCCACTAGTTCCACCAGTTGATGCTCCAGTACCACCAGCAGAATATCCAGCAGCATCAGTGCTGCTACCCTCACTTAAATTACCACCTTTAGCACCAGGCTGACCTATAGTTACACTAAATGCTCCTTGACCAAGAGCAGACAAATTAAGAGATCCAGTTAGTTGTGCTCCCGCGCCTCCCGTACCACCGATAACATTAGAAGCACACCCAGCATTTCCTTCATTTGGACTTCTAAAAGCATCACCGCCACCACCACCAGCAATTGTAAATGTAACTGATGTAGTATTAGCAGGCAAAGAAAAAGATCCCTGAGAAGTAGTAAATGTAACAGGAGAATTTGTTACAATATTTGTGATATAAGATGATGTACCCGCTCCACCAGCACCAGCTGTAGTATCGGTAATTGTTCCACCTGGCACCGATAAGTTTGGTCCTGGAGTATATATGGATCCACTAGTTCCCGCAGTCCCTCGACCCGATGTAACAAGACTAAATTTTGTATTGGCTGTTAATGATGATGGAACTGTAGTGCTATATGCGCCACCATTGACCGAATAATATACATTTCCTGGAGACCCACCAGCATTGCTGCTAAATCCACCCCCACCACCAGTAACTTTTATACCATATACAACACCATCTAAAGTAAAACTATATGTAGTATCGGCAGCATTAGTACCATTTGAAGTACTATTTGCTCCCCCACCACCAGAAGAAGTTAAAGCTACAACTATTCTCGCATAAGTAGATGGAGCAGTTATATTAGTTGTTCCAGCAGTTGTTATCTGATTATCTTGAACTAATTGATATCCAGCAGGATTATCAATTAAAACTGTTTTTCCTCCAATTACAGTAATATCATCCACCACCCACATTCTAGGCAATACAGTTACTGTACTGGTTTGGAAAAATCCATTAGCACTACGCAATATAATTGTACCACTGGATGTGGTTGGACTTGGGGCAGTTAATGGTGTATATTGAAAATATGTTGACGATAATCCCGTTGCCAACACCGTAAATTGTCCATTAAAAGCATTGGGTGTTGCACCAGAAATAGTAATAACATTTCCAGCAACAAATCCGTGTGCGGATACTGTATTAACAGAAACATATCCAGTTACGGAACTATAAGTTAAATTGCCATTAACAGGAATTGCTGGAGTATCAGTTGATCTATAATTTGTTACGCCATTTGTTACTAGAAATTCACCAATTCCATTTGTATTTCCATATGTAGCAACCGATGTGCTCGTTAATCTTGATCCTACTATACCATGACTATGTGCTAGTGGAGCTCCATCTGATGTTGCGTCACTAACGCCAGTAGCTGTAGCTGGTCTAATACCAGCTGGAGATTGTCCTGGAACAAATTCAATAATATTTCCAGTAATTGATTGATAAGCAACAGAAAATCTATCAACTTCTGTATAAGATTTGGCAAATTCTGTACTTTCATTTGGTACACAGTTTAATAAAATGTGTGAGTGAGTGATTGGACGTACTAAAGTATAATCTTCTACTGGGCCAATTTTAAATTGAACACTACCAATCAAATCCGAAGATACTATTGTACTAATACTAGAATATCCAGTGGTTTTAACATCCCCAATTACATAGAAACTGGGATCAGCAATAGAAGACGTTGAAATATACCACCTTCCGCCAGTAGCACCAACATCAGCATTTGACCTAGATTCTATTGTTGAAGATCCAGCACCAGAAATTCCATTTTCAGAGTAACCAATTAATTTTCTCTGCCTGTAATCAGGAACTCTAAATTTTCCTATAATATATGGAAAATCACTCAAAGCATAATTTTTCTTTATTGTATACGTTGGATATGTAATTAAAGTTGACCAAGTTTTGGTGTATGTTGTTTTGTTAACGCTAGCACCAGAAACACCATCAACTTTATAAAGATATTCATTTGCCGCAACACTTATGTTTGTTGTAGTAGGAGCAACTAAAGTATAATTTGTAGCAGTTGCTAATAATCCTGTTGGAAAACTTCCCAAATTAGTAATATTAAGAGAAGCTCCATATGGAAAAGGTCTTTTAACTAAGTTATGAGAAGGATCTCTAGAATTCCAACTCAATGATGAATCTTGAGAAAAAACCAAATAAAAATCATTGCCATCAAATAATGATCTCTGTATACTTCCATCAGAAGAAGTGTTGGCAGGAGAATATCCATTTCTAATATCAGATGTTTGAAGATAAGTATTACCTATTATCTCATATAATCCTGGATAATCTCTAATATTATACAAAGACCCATCACAATACAAATATCCAAAATAAGAATAATGTGGTGTTTGTGCTCCAGAGCGTAATCCTATACCAGGATCATAAGTAATGGGATCAGAATTTCTAGAATATACATCAGCAAGAACTGGCACCACAGATCCTACGGGAACATAAGATCCTTTTTTATC